ACGCCCAGCTCGCCAGCAGCGGAGACAACGCCCAGCTCGCCAGCAGCGGATACAACGCCAAGCTCGCCAGCAGCGGGAAAAACAGCGTGGTGATGTCTGCTGGTATTGACGGGAAAGTAAAGGCCTCAGTTGGAAATTGGATTGCAATCGCCGAATGGAAAATTTGCGACGGGAATTTCGTGCCTGTCGGCATCGTGTCGGCACGGGTGGACGGCGAAAATGTCAAAGCGGACACATGGTACAAGGTTGAAAACGGACAGCTCGTGGAAGCTGAGGAGGAATGACCTATGCCGAAAGTCAGAGCGTTGACGGAGGCGGAGCGGCGCAGGCAAGCCAACAAAGCGCGGGACGACGCGCTGATGAGCCTCATCACTGAAGAGCGGACACGCAAGCAAATCACGATAGCGGAGATTGCGGCGAAGCTCGGCATGAGCCGCGTCTGCCTGTACAGCAGATTCAAATCGCCGAGCGATTTCACATTGAAGGAGTATCGCGACATCTGCGCGATGCTGGGAATGGAGGTGAGGGTATGATTTGGGAGGCACTGGCGGTCTTAGACCTCGTCGTGTTGGCGGTGACGCTGGTCTATCTGGTCGTTCGCATCGAGCAGGAGGTGCAGCGTGAGCGGCAGAACGACAAAGCCCAATAAGCGACCGGGGTATCCGGTCTGCATCTGCAAGAGCAACGGACAGATTGAGCTGTACGACCCGAGCGCGTGGCGCAGGGCAGAGTGGCAAAGAATTCGGAGAATCGAAAAGGAGGAGAGACAACATGAACGAGGGCAGAATCAAGAATTTTACGCTGGAGGGGAACGTTTTGACGCTGACGGCGATGGTAGGCAAGACGTCAGGTGACACGCGCTATCAGTTGGACACAAGTCTCATGTTTGGGGAGACGCTGACCTACGATGGACTTGTCAACATGCTGGAGGCTCTGAAAGCGGATATTGAGGACGTATTCAAGCTTGGGATGACTTACGAGACGGACAGTAATGGTAATCTAATCTATACGGACGATGACCGCCTTATTCCGGCTGGCAACGGAATCAACAATTCACACATCGAAGCGTTTGAAAGGGCGTGGGGCAATGCTCAGTCGGAGTGATTTTATTCACGCCGGAAATATTGTCAATGCGTTCGCGGACGAGGGCGGCGCGGTTGCGCCGGACGTGCTGGAGGCGATACAGACGCTCAAGGACGGATGCGTCGAGCTAATCCACATCCCGATGTGGATCAGGAAGCACTACGCGGCGTACGGAGGTGACGAGGATGGCATATCCGTGCAAGATTTGGATTAAGGACGAGTGCGACGGCTGCGGGCGATGCGAGGACGAGGACGAGCGACCGATGGCATACGGCAGACCGTACTACGGCGGGCTGGACGACTGGGACGGAGACGCCGTGACTGACCCGATGGACAAGTGCAAGGAGGATTGGTGATGGCAGAGGTTGTCATGATCCTGGGCGAGAGCGGCAGCGGCAAGAGCGCGAGCTTGAGAAACTTTAAGGCTGGCGAGGTCTGCGTGCTGAACGTCGCGGGGAAGCGGCTGCCGTTTCGGAACGACTGGGGGCAGAACGTGTTGGATGCGTCCGGCTTCAGGGACAGGTACAGCACGATTGCAAAAGCCGTGCAGAAGCCCGCGTACAAGCGGTACGTCATCGACGACAGTCAATACCTGATGGCGTTTGACGCATTCGACAGGGCGAAAGAGACGGGCTACGGAAAGTTTGTGGACATGGCGCAGAGTTTTTACAGGCTCATCATGGCGTGCAAAGCTGCCCCGGCAGACACAATCATCTATTTTTTGCACCATATCGAAAAAGCCGAGGACGGTCTCATCAAGCCCAAGACGCAGGGGCGAATGCTTGACGAAAAGCTGAACGTCGCGGGGCTGTTTACAACGGTGCTGCTGTGTCAGCCCGACCAAGAGGGGTATTGGTTTCACACGAAGACAGATGGAATGAGCGTCGTTAAAAGCCCGATGGGCATGTTCGCTGACGAGAAAATCCCGAACGACCTGAAGCTGGTCGATACGACCATACGCGCATACTACGGAATGGAGGAATAAGACATGATTGCGAAGCCCAAGGACTGGGAGACGGCACAAGCGTACACCGGAGACAGAGGACCGCAGATGACCCCGGGCGGTCACATCTGCAAGATTGTCGCGCTGCGTCAGGAGACGAGCAAAAACGGCAACCCGATGATCGTTGTCGCGTTCGACATCGACGAGGGAAGCGAGCTGGACGACTTTTACAAGACGAAGCTTAAAGACCAACAAAAACAAAACAAGGATTCAAAATGGCAGGGCGTGATTCGCTTCCTGCTGTACGGCAAGGACGGCGGCACAAACCCGTATTTCAAGGGCTTTGTCAAGTCGCTGGAGGAGAGCAACGCCGGATATCACTGGGACTGGGACGAGCGCAACCCCGTCGGCAAGAAGATCGGCATCGTATTCCGCGAAGAGGAGTACATGCAGGAGACGCAGATCAGGAGCAGCGTCAAGGCGTGGCAGGTGCGGAGCGTGCAGGCGATCCTTGACGGCGTGCCCGTGCCGCCGAAAAAGCTGCTTGAGACCCACGCCGCACAGCCGTTCGACCCCAAGGCGGGTTTCGTCGCCGTCGATGACGACGAGCTGCCGTTTTAATCAACGCAGGGGCAACCCTGCACATGGCGGTCAGCTCAGGGAGCAGCCTGACCCGCGAATAGCAGCGTGGGCGAACAGGACAGGGGTGGCTCGAGACCACCGACCGCCGAGCAGAAGTGTCAAAGCACGTCACCTTTTACCAAACGACCGCGCCGGAGAGAGAGGCGGCGCACGCCACACGCAAAACCAAATAGAGCAAATTCATACTGGCGGCTCGGAAAGACGAGCAAAACAAAAATCATCGTCTCCATATGCTGGCGGGTCAAACCGTCAGCAACATGGCAAGCATAGCAGGTATCAGCGGGGCGTTCCTCCTCAAAAGTCGTTCATCTTTCTTCTTGTTTTTCTCGGATTTGACGCGAAGCACATTGCCCGGCTGCCCGGTTCGATTCAGGGGCTTGCCACAATTTTCAAAAAAGCGAAAGGGGATAATCAATTGAGACGGGAGCAATTCACATTTTATCGGAGTTATTACGATGCGCTCAAGAATCTGCCGGAGAAAGAACGGGCGAAAGTTTTGTTCGCGATACTGGAATACGCTTTGGACGAACAAGAGCAAAACAACCTTGAAGGAGTTTGCGCAGCGTGTTTCCTTTTGATTCGTCCAACGCTGGACAGCGGACGAATCAAAGCAGCAAACCGCAAAAACAAAGCGAAAACAAGTGAAGAACAAAACGAGAACAAAGCGGAAACAAACGAAGAACAAACGAAGAACAAAACGGAAACGAGAGCGGAACAAAACCGCAAGGAGAAAGAGAAAGAGAAAGAGAGAGAGGTAGAGAAAGAGAGAGAGATAGAGGTAGAGAGTGAGTACGATAGTATTACCCCAAACCCCTCTTACGATCTGACAGACGACGAACTGCGGCGACTGCGGCAGGAGCAGCAGGACGTGGAGACGGCGGCAAAGCGCGTCGGGCTGCCCGTCAGCGCGATGAGTGACTACGACACGATGGACAACCTGCGGGCGGAGCATGGAGCGGATAACCTGCTCAAGGCGATCGGCAGGATCCAGGGCGCGGCGGAGAAGTGCAGAAGCTGGAGGTATATCAGCGGGATTTTACGGAAAGAAAAAACCGCCGGGTACACATGGGCAGAGAGAGCGGCTGAGAGCGGCGGCAGAACGGCAGGAGACGAGCAGGTGCTTACCCGCAACCCGTTCGCGCTGCAATCGCTGAAATGCAGGGGGAGTGTCACATGACCTTTACCGAGATGAGCGACGTTCTGGCGATCATCGGAGCGGTATACCCGAGATTCTACGCAAACCTGAGCGAGAACGACGTCAAGGCGATGACCAACGTATGGCTCAGTTTCTTCGCGGACGACGACGCAAGCCTTGTCAGCGATGCGGTCAAGACGTTTATTGCAAACGACACCAAGGGCTTCCCGCCCGTGGTCGGACAAATCCGCGAAAAGCTGGACGTCATCAATCAAGCTGTACACGGCTTTGAGCTGACGCCACAAAACGCCTGGGGGCTGGTCAAGCGTGCCATGAAGGACAGCGCGTATCACAGTGCAGAGCGGTTTTCCGAGTTGCCGGAGGTGGTGCAGGAGGTCGTCGGGTCGCCAAGCCAACTGCACGAGTGGGCGGTCAGCAATGACGGCGTGAGCGAGAGCGTGATCGCCAGCAATTTCCAGCGGAGTTTCGCGGCGCGGGCTGCCGTACACAAGGAGATTCGGATGATGCCGGGAGACGTGCGGGCGCGAATCGACGCGGACAGGCAGATGATTGCCGGAGGGCAAGACGCGCCGAAGCTGCAAGCCGCAAGCGACGACATGGACGAGTACGCGAGACAGCTGCGGGAGATGACGCCGGAGGAGCGGCACAGATACTTCAAGAGCATCGTGGTCAATCTGGACGACGTGGAGGGATAGCGATGATTTCAGGCAAAAACGCGCTGACCTGTTCTGCCGGCTTAAAGGATGCGCCGGAGAGGACGTGCAAGGTTTGCGGCAAGACGTTCCGGACGGGAGAACAGTACGCATACAAGCTGTGGAGCAGCGAAGCACACAAAAAGCGCGACTGGTATTGCAGCTACTCGTGTTATCGAACAGTGACCAAGCCGCTGGAGGAGCAGCAGAAGGCGCAGTTTGAGCGCATCCAGCGCGACGCGGTTGAATCCGAGGATCGGCGCAGGGAGTATGCACGGGTGCTTTATCAGCGGCAAAAGAAGCGCAAGCAGCGGCAGACAAAAGCCACGAAGGAGCGCGAGCAAAAGCAAAACGAAACCATAGCGCAGATGATTGCGAGGATGAAGCGGGAATCTGAGCGGAGAAAGGAGCGAGCGCGTGAAAAAGCAAGTGCCGACTGAATCCGAAGAGCAGCAGACCCTTTTCCGCTGGGCGGAGATGCAGAGCGGGAAATACCCCGAGCTGGCGCTGATGTTCCATATCCCAAACGAGGGGAAAAGAAGCTGGATGACGGGCGGCAGAATGAAAGCCGAAGGACTAAAAAGCGGAGTGCCTGACATCTTCCTGCCCGTTCCGCGTGGAGAGTTTCACGGGCTTTTTGTCGAGATGAAGCGGACGAAGGGCGGGACGGTCAGCGACTGTCAAAAGCTGTGGCTGCATGACTTGCAAAAACAGGGCTATTGCGCGGCGGTGTGCCGGGGATGGTGCGAAGCTGCGGAGTGCATAAAAAAATACTTGGAGGGAAAAGCGTGAACAAGGTTTTTCTGATCGGCAATTTGACGAAAGACCCGGAGATGCGATCCACGCAATCCGGCGTTGCGGTCTGTAACTTCACGATTGCGGTAAACCGCCGCTTTCGCAACGCGCAGACCGGCCAGCAGGAAACGGACTTTCTGAACGTCATCGCATGGAGACAGCTTGCCGAGCTTTGCGCAAAATATCTGGCGAAGGGGCGCAAGGTGGCTATCGCTGGAAGCATCCAGACCCGCACATACGAGGCGAAGGACGGAAGCAAGCGGACGACGTGGGACATCGTCGCCGACGAGGTGGAATTCCTGGCGACGCAGAGCGCGTCTAACGCATACGCGACAGCCGCGCACAAAGAGAGCAGTGAAACTGCCTATGTGTCGCAACCGCACAATGATTTTGGCGGATTCACGCAGGTGGACGACGAAGAATTGCCGTTCTGATGGAGGTTCAAGCGTGAATAGCTGTTTATTTTCAAGCGCATCCGTCGAGTGGGCAACGCCGCAGGCTCTTTTTGACGAGCTGAACGCGGAGTTCAATTTCGATCTTGACCCGTGTTGCACACACGAGAACGCGAAATGCGCGGAACACTTCACCAAGGCAGAGGACGGACTTTCCCAAAATTGGGGGGGTAAAAGGGTGTTTTGCAATCCGCCATACGGGCGAGAACTCCCGAAGTGGATCAAGAAAGCGCACGACGAGGCCAAGAAAGGCGCACTGGTGGTGATGCTCATTCCCGCGAGAACGGACACGCGGGCTTTCCACGACTACATATACCATCAGGCAGAGATTAGGTTTTTGAAAGGACGGATCAAGTTTGGCGATGCGAAAACCTCTGCGCCTTTTCCGTCGATGGTGGTTATTTTTAGAGGAGGCACGAAATGAACAATTTGAACGAATTGCGCGATGAGATTTACGATGACGCGGTGAAACATGGGCTGTGGAATTGCCTTGAAATCGGCGAAGCGGGCGATGTAATAAAAAGGATTTACTGTTCGTGGCTCATTAGCGACGAATTGACGGAAACCATCAAGGCTATACACGAGCCGGAACATTACACCGAGGAGCTGGCGGACGTTATCATCATGGCGCTGTCCGCCGCCGGGTATCTAGGCATTGACATTGACAAGGCGGTGCGGGCGAAGATGGAGATTAACCGAGGGTGTGAATGGAGGCACGGAAAATGAAGGTGCTGGTAGCCTGCGAGGAATCGCAGGAGGTCTGCAAAGCATTCCGTGCCAGAGGACATGAGGCGTACTCGTGCGACATCCAAGAGCCGTCCGGCGGTCATCCCGAATGGCACATCCTCGGCGATGCGCTAAAAGCTGTCGAGGGCGGGCAAGTGGTGACGATGGATGGACAAACGCATGAGGTGGGCAAGTGGGACATGCTGATCGCGCATCCGCCATGCACTTATATATCAAATGCAGGGGCGCGGCACTTGTGGAAAGGGCATGAATTGCAGCCGGATCGCGTGATGAAGGGGATTCAAGGTCGAGACCTGTTCATGCGCCTGTGGTGGTGCGACATTCCACGTATTTGCATAGAAAATCCAGTGCCGAGCAAGGTATTTTGTCTGCCGCCGTATACGCAGATTATTCAGCCATATCAATTCGGGCACCCGTATACGAAAAAAACGTGCCTTTGGCTAAAGAATTTGAAACTGCTTGTACCGACAAACGAGGTTAAACCGATTGCGACATGGTGTCCTTCCGGCTCGTATTCGGGCGAGCACGGAGAAAGGTATAGAGGAATGTTTACCACGGATAGAGCGAAGAACAGAGCAAAAACATTTTCGGGCGTCGCGCTGGCGATGTCGGAACAGTGGGGAGGAATAGCGGATGGCGTTAGTTGAGTATGACCTTTTCGGCACAAAGCGGGACAAGGTGCAGACGGCGATAGACCGGTTGCGGGCATTTGAGCCGAAAGAGGGGTACTATGTCGCGGACAGCGGCGGGAAAGACAGCACATGTGTCGTCAAGCTCTGCGAGATGGCAGGGGTTAAGTTTGATGCGCACTACAACGCGACGACGATTGACCCGCCACAGCTTGTACGCTTCATTCGGCAGCACCACCCCCAAACCGAAATCGAAAAGCCTGAGTATACCATGCGAGAGCTGATCGTCAAAGAGCAAATTCCGCCAACGAGATTGATGCGCTACTGTTGCGAACACCTCAAAGAGCTGCACGGTCAAGGGCGCGTCGTGGTTACGGGCGTAAGGTGGGCAGAAAGTGGAAACCGCAAGAACAATCAAGGGCTTGTGACGTTTACAACCGCGTCAAAAGAGCTAAACAACGCAGCGGATTTGAGCGGCGCAGAGCCGAATCGAACGAGCAGAGGCGGACTGATACTCAATACCGACAACGACGAGAGCCGCAGAATGGTTGAGATGTGCTATCGGACGCACAAAACGCTTGTCAATCCGATTATTGACTGGACGGATGAGGACGTGTGGGAATTTATACGGCACTACAACGTGCCGTACTGCGAGCTGTACGATTGCGGATTCAAGCGGCTTGGCTGCGTTGCCTGTCCGTTGGGCGGTTCCGCGAGCATGCAAAGAGAGCTTGAGTTTTTCCCACAATTCAAAAAATTTTACATCCATACTTTTGATGAGATGTTGGACGCAAGGCGAAAAGCGGGGAAGCACATCAATAGGCATTGGACGGACGGTGAATCGGTCTTGCGCTGGTGGGTCGGAAAAGGCGGAGAGAGCAAAGGCGAGTTGCAGCTTGGGATTTTTGATGAAACGGAGGGATCGACCGATGAAATGTACATGGTACGCCGATTTTGAGGGCGTCTGCACCAATGACGCATGCCCGTATCGCGGCGACGTGTGTCCGACGAGCGAGTACCCGGAAGTGTGCAAGTATGCAGAGGCAGCACCTGAAGTCCTGAAACTCAAATCTCCAAGGCTTAGTGCAAAAGAATTGGCAAAGACACTGAGGCTCTGCGATAGCACGAGTTGCGTCGGTTGCGCACTTTTTGAATTTGTCGATTGCGGAAGTGCCGCAAAGCAGCAAGCCGCCGACATGCTGGAAAAGCTGGCGGCGGAGAAGGACGCGCAGAAGCCGGAGTGGATTGAGCAGCAACGAACGGCGATTTCGGCGATTGAAACTTGCCGTCAACTTAAAAAATCCTTATTTGGCAAGGAAAACGTGACAAATGATGAGCTTGTGAGAATAGTTTTGCAACTTAAATCTGGGCGATGGATGCAGGAAACGGGAGGAAAGAACGATGAAAACGCCTGATGAGATCAAAAAAGCCGTGAGTTTGTGCATTTTGTGTGAGAGATGCACGGATTGCCCGTATTGCGAGAGCGAGAGCGAGACGGGATGTATGTCCGCGCTGAATGCTGACGTGCTCGCCTATATCAAGCAGCTTGAGGCGGAAAGAGAGGGAAAGAGCCATGAGTGAAAAACCGAAATGCCCCGGATGCGGGGCTGACATGGAGTTGATGATGCTTTTGTGTAATTCCGAATTTTACTACGTCTGCGCGAAATGCGGTTGGGGCTCGCCAACCGGCATTGATCCCGAATCGGCGTTCCGAATGGCGATGCGTCGCGCAGAGCCGAAGAATCGCGTGCTGACGCTGGAAGAGGTGAGCGCACATTGCGCAGAGGGCGCGGATGCTGCGCCGCTGTGGGTGGAGTTTGACGAAGGCATAAACGGATGGGTACTGATTGCGCCAGTTAGAGAGACCTGTAAAATGGATTTTGTGAGCAAGTATCTTGCGATGATGGGGATTTTGTACGAAAAAGAATGGCGCTGCTGGCTGCGCAAGCCGACGAAGAAAGAGATGGAGGGGACACCGTGGGAAAGCTGATGACTAAAATTCGGCAGAAGCTATGCCGTCATACGAGGCTTGAATTTAATGCGTGGCACCATGAAGATGGAAAGTGGTTTATTTACGGCACATGCATATATTGTGGGGCAAAGTTGCTCGGGGTAAGTTTTACGGACAGGTGCGCAAAAGATTTGAAGGATATTATGGATCGTGAAGGATAAGTGCTTGATGCGGCAGAATGGAGGCGAAAGGGTCATGAATGACGCGCCATGCCGCGAGGTCGGCTGTCACGCGGGATGCGAGAGATACAAGGCGTATGCGGACGGACGCGAAAGAGTGCGGCAGAATCGGCAGGACTTTTGTATCGAGCGGACGGGCGAGAGCCGCCGCCACAAACGATGGCTTGAATACGAGGGGCGCAAAAACAAGGGGGGAGCGAAATAAGGATTTTAGCAATCGACCCCGGCACGACGCAAAGCGCGTATGCGCTGCTCAGCGATGCGTATCAAGTGCTGTCGGCGGACAAAGTCGAAAACGGCGTGATGATGGACATTATCGCGTCAACTCCGGGGATTGACGCGGTCATCATCGAGGACATGGAGCCGCGATACCCGCGAAACGGAAAGGACAGCAACGCGGCGGGCGCAATCGTCGGAGCAAGCACCTACACCACGCTCAAGTGGATGGGCAAATTTGACCTGACGGCACAGGTGCGGGGCATTGCCGTACACTGGATTTACAGGCGGGACGAGAGGGCGGCACTCATCCGGAAAAAGGAGCTTCCGGCGGACGCGCCGAAGCACGCAGACGGTCAAATTCGCGCCGCGCTGATTGCGAGGTTTGCGGTGCATGACAAGGTCAACGGAAAAGGCACGAAAGCAAAACCGGACACGTTTTACGGCGTGTCCGGCGACATGTGGCAGGCGATCGCGGTGGGGGTGACGTGGCTTGACAAGCAGAGGACGGGAGGCGGCGACGGATGCGGATCGAGAAGAAGGACGCGCAAGCGTTGATTGACTGCGGCTTTGCTGCGTACGATTACAAGACAGAGCTGGAGCTGTACGACAACCGCGACGCCAAGGGGAGCGGATTTGACGGCATGCCCAAGCGGAGAGGGGCGGCGCGAGGGCTTGACGACGAGCTTGTCCGCGAGCAGAACGCAAAAAAAAAGCTGTATGAAAAGCATACGGCTTTTTTGCGTGCTCAGCGGCGGGCGATGAAAGCACTGGATGCAATCGTCGCGGGGCAGCCTCAGCAGGGCGAGTATATCATGGGCTTGCGCGCTTTTTTGAAGCTCTTTTACGTGGACGGCATGCCCATGAAGGCGGCGTGGCGGGAGGCGGGCATTGCGGAGCGGACGGCGCGGAGATATAAGGCGCAGGTCGTCAGGGCGGCGAAAGGCAAGAGGGCGTGATTCAGCGCGCAAAAAAGGCTTGTACAAAGATGTACAAGCCTTGAATTTACTCCTTGTTTCCGTCGGGCAACTCTTTGAGACCCATCATTCCGCTCTCACCTCCTCGATCTCAGGCTCGCAGTCATGGCTGCCCAAAGCGTCGCACAACACGACGTCTTTGTTGCCGCAGCCGCGACCGCAAGGGCAGGTGACAAACTTTGCCACAATCTGCCCCTCGCGAACAAGGGACACCGGCACAGTCGTGCCGTCGCCACAAAAACCGGAACCCTCGGGTTCGCCCCAAACGAGCGAATACCCCTTTTTCAGTGTCATATTATTCATGATTTTTTTCCTCCTATGCGAATGTTTACTTGTTATGTCTGGCATAGTATCCATATTCGTCGCCAATGGGGAAGCGTCCGCCTGTTATCCACCAATTTTTGACCGACAGCGGAACGGTTTTGCGCTCGCCGTTGTCGGGATAGGACAGCTTGACGGTATGGAGAGCGGACATCTGGGACACGGCATCAGCTAGGATGCCGTCCGTGCTCTGCCCCGGCGTGAAATCCCACGCAAGCATCGGCGTAATGATATAGCAGTAATTACCTTTGCCGTCCGTCGTCTGGTGACCTTTGCGGATCAGCGCGTTGAGAGCGTCGCGGGAGATGCCGAGATCGTCAGGGATATCGACAGCCACGCAAAACATGATGATGTCATGCTCGTGTTCAACGCGGTTGAGAGCAGGGGTGCGTTCGGAGCGGTTAAGCCCTCCGAAAAAAGCCGAGATCGCATATTTGTCGGGCAACTGAGACGGGGCAAAGCTCTTTGCGCAATACGGTGCGCAAGAATTAAGCGCCATGTTAATAAAATATTCCATCAAAGTCATTCCTTTCTTTCCCCTAACACGGGGGACGCTGATATTATAGTATCACAATGTGCCAAGCATTGCGATACTTTTTTGGTTTTTCCCGCTCAGAAGAGCGGGGCGGGATCATTGCGCCGTGTATACAACGGTCTTTCCGTCGAGGCGGCGCAACTGGAAAGCCGCGCCGGGGTAAGTGGCGGCGGCAAGGTCGAGCAGCCGCCTGAGCTGGTCGAGCTGTTCCTTGCGGTAGCGCGGGGCGTAAGCCTTGCCCATGCCGACGGTGCCCCGCGCCAAATCGGTGAGCAAAAAACGCTTCTCCCCCGCCGGGCGGGAGTAAATAAAGAAATCGAAAGCGAAAGCGTTGTCCATATGCGGTCAACCTCCTTTACAGCCCTTTTCCGGGGCTTTGTGGGATGTCCAGCAAGCCGGGCATCCTGAAAACCTCGGGCGCGGTGTCAGTCCGCAGCGGTCAGCACTTCACGGCAAAAGCTGTCGAGGACGTCGCGGGCGGCACTCCGCAGCTCGGCGCAGGTGGCGGAGGGGTGAGCGTTGCGCCACGCGGCAAAGGCGGCGTTGGCGTGGTCAATAGCTTCGGCGGATGCGTATTTGCCCACCATGTGCCGGTAGCCGGTGGTGATGACGGCGGTATCCGTACCGTAGGCGTCAAAGTTCCACCCATAGATACCGGCGTTGTACCCCTCGGGGATGAGCCAGTACAGCACATCTTGCAACTCGCAATAACCGACAGCAATTTTGGAGCGGGGATCGTCGCGGACGGTCTTAATGGTGATCTTGGTCTTCATGTTTTTTCTCCTTTTCTGCCCCTCTTGGAGGGCGGTCGCGGTTGTCTGGGCTGTTGCCCTTGTGATGGCTATAGTTTACACGTTAATGTTAATTTTTGCAATACCGGAATATGTCACAAATTAACGTTAATGTTAATAGACGCATTTTGTGCAAAATATACACATTGACGTGAATGTGCGGGTGTGGTATACTGCCGGTGAGGTGATGACATGCCATGTACAGAGGCGCAAAAGCGCGGCAACGCCGCCTATAATCGGCGGCAAGATAATATCATGATCCGCCCGTCCAAGGATAAGGGGGGCGCGATTCGCACGGCTGCCGCTGCTGCTGGGCAGTCCGTGCAAGCGTACGTCCTGCAAGCTTGCTTCGAGCGCATGCAGCGCGACGGCTTCACGCCTCCAGCAGCTCCGGACGCTGGAGACGACAAGACCCCATGACAACACCCCGACGGGCAGACGCTCGCCGGGGCTTTTTGTTCGCTTCGGTCCGCTCCCCTCGCACGCGCTGCAAGGTTGGCAAGGTGGGACACGTTGCGGCATGCTTGACATCATGATATAGTATAATCGTCCCCGACGGCGGGGAGAGGTCGCGGACTTCTCCGCCGCCGACAGGCGGCGATTATACGCTTTTGCGGCTGTGCGGCTTGCGCTGTGCAGCCGCTTACCTATATCTGTCAGGTCATCGAGCGCACAAGCACGCGCACCAGCTGACGCGGGGCAGAGCTGACGCACGCAGGAGCGCAGACACGGGCAGACGGACGCAGGACGCACGGCAGGCGCAAGGCGGTAAGCGGAGGGCAGACGCAGACGGAGGGCGGAGGCTTCACCGCGCGCCGATGTGCGCGGGGGCTGGGGGGGCTGATGATATAGGTAGAGACGGCACCAGCTCGGACAGGCGCGGCAGGCTCACAGCTGCGGACGCGCTCAGGCGGGCGGGACGCTGTCGGGCGTATCATATAGATAGGATTTGCGGCGATTATGACGCGGATTATGACGCGAGGGCGGTCTGATGGGCTAATAATGTAGATATTGCTAGGATTGCGAGGGGCTAGCGTGTGGGATACGCACCCGCACAGGGCGGAGTCTTTGCCCACGCGCGGACAGGCAGGCAGGCGCAGGCGATGCGCGAAGAGCAGAATTTTGAAAGCAGATTCGCGGAAGGGCGGCGGGGAATGCGGAATTGACCACCTCAGGCGCGGCTACGGGCGAAGGACATATGCCTCCCCGCCCTGCGGGCGTTCCCCCTGCCGGTCAAGCAGGAAGCAAAAACGCGAAGAGAGCAGAACACATAAGCACGATTCCAGAACTCACACGAGTTTCTGGAATTTTTTTATATCCAAAGGGCAGGTCAAAAAAGGAGGGATAGGCTTGGGTAAAAACAAGGCGCGTACGCCGCCGCCGAACAGAAAACTGACGGACGAGCAGCGCAGAGAGGTTGTCCGCAGGTATGTAGAGGAGTACGAGACGGTCAGCGAGCTGGCGCGGGAGTACGGAGTAGACAGGGCGACGATTTACAGAGTGCTGGGTGCGGAAGAGCACGCGGGCAGAATCAAGGCACTGTCGGACGCGAGGCTGGCGCAGGCAAAGATCAGGATTCTTGAGCAAGTGCCTGCGGCACTCGACCGCAACGAGGAAATTCTAAACACGAATTACGACCCTGCGTTCCAGTATTTGTGGCAGAACGCCATCCGGGACACACTGGACAGAGCGGGCATTAAGGCGACGAAGGACGAGAAGCAGGACATCAGCATTTCGTTTGCGGGCGGCGGCTTTGACGTGAATATGCCCGAGGGCGGTGCGGACGAAGAATGAGCAGCATCGTGTTTGACTACTGCCCGACCGCCAAACAGCGGCTGTTTCACGCGAGCAAGAGCAACGAGATTTTGTACGGCGGGGCGGCAGGCGGAGGAAAGAGCTACGCCATCTGCTGGGATGCGTCCATGCGCTGCCTGAAATACCCAGGAACAAGCGCGTACCTGTTCAGGCGGACATATCCGGAGCTGGAACAGACGCTCATCAAGACGATGCGGATGATTGTGCCGGAGACGCTTGGCAAGTATTACGCGAGCAACCACGAGATGCAATTTGTGAACGGGAGCGTTGCGCGGTTCGCGCATTTGAGCGACGAGAGCGACGTAATCAAGTATCAGGGTGCGGAGATACAGTGGCTGTACTTTGACGAGCTGACGCATTTCTCGGAGAGCATGTACAACTACATCAAGACGCGACTGCGTGCGCCGAAGAGATTGGGTGTTCATCCCTGTGTGCGATGCGCGAGCAACCCAGGTGGACCCGGGCATGGCTGGGTAAAGGCGCGATTCGTGGATTCAACGGACGTCGGGACGCACACGGTGATCAAGGATACGGAGATTACCGGACGCGACGGGCAGAAAAAGACGATGAAATCGGTATGCGAGTACATCCCGGCGACGGTATATGACAACCCGCACATTGATGAGCTGTATATCGCGGAGCTGGAACAGAAGCCAGACAAGCTGCGGGACGCGCTGCTGCTGGGTAAGTGGGATGCGTTCGAGGGGCAGGCGTTCCCTGAATTTACGAACGACCCTGAGCATTATAAGGACGGGCTGCATACGCACGTCATCGACCCGTTCGACATTCCGCTGCACTGGACGCGGTATGTCAGCTTTGACCACGGCTTTTCACGTCCGTTTTCGTTCGGCGCGTGGGCGGTTGACCCTGATGGCAGGGCTTACCGATACAAGGAGCTTTACGGCTGCGTGCCGGGCGAGGCAAACGTCGGCTTGATGCTCACGCCGGGTGAAATCGCGGCGAAGCTGGCGGACTGGCTTGAACCGGAATTCAGGGAAGGTATTCATGTCACGGGCATTGCAGACCCTGCCATCTGGGACGAGAGCAGGGGAACGAGCGTAGAGGAACAGATCCGCAAGGTCTTTTCCGGCGTCACGTTCCGCAAAGGCGACAATACGCGGATGCCGGGCAAGATGCAGGTGCATGAGCGGTTGCGGTTTGACGAGGACGGGCGACCGATGATGTATGTATTCAGCAATTGCACGGACTTTATCCGGACGATTCCGACACTCTGTTACGACGAGCACAAGGTTGAGGACATCGACACGGCGGGCGAAGACCACATCTACGACGAGACGCGATACTTTTTAATGTCAAGACCGCTCGCGCCGAAGATCGTCGCGCCCAAACCAAAGCGGAAAGCGTGGAATCCGCTGGACTAAGGAGGATGCATGAGAAAGAGGGATTCCCCGCCGGGGGATATCAGACAGAGCAAGCCGGAGGAATTCGGCGAGCAGCCGCTGTCTCCGGAGGAAAAAGCACTTGTAAGCAGGGCATACTCGCTGTTTACGTTTTTCAACGATGAGCTTCGCGGCGCACACGAGGACATGCGTGCGGCGCGAATGATGCGCCAATTGCAGCAGGAGGAGCGGAGCTTGACCGCGCCGGTCACAAGCACGCTGAACAGCTGCATTGACAACGTCATCGCCGACCAGATCGACAACATGCCGGAAGCGGTCATGGTGCCGGAACGAGAGGAGACGGCGCAGAGTGCGGAAGAGATGAGCGACGTCGTCAGCTATGCCCTGTATCAGGCGGGATTCAGGGGGACGTATCAGACGCTGATGGAGGACGCGGCGGTCACGGGAACGGGCATCGCACAGGTGTTTTGGGACGATGACCTTGAGGACGGCGACGGCATGATCAACGTGCTGGCGTGGCATCCGGAGGACTTCTATCCAGACCCGACGCAGGAAAACATTCAGGACGGACGCGCATGCTTCAAGGTGACGCACACGACGGTTGCGTGGGTCGAAGAGCATTACCCGCACGCACGCGGCTATGTCCGTGCCGACCACAACAATGACGATACCGATTACAGCCTGCAAAACATCGCGGAGGGCGACGAGGGCGTGATGCTGCTGGAGTTCTGGTATCGACGGTATGACGCGGACAAGCGTCGATACATGGTGCATATGGCGCAGTTGGCGGGTCACGCGCTGCTGTACAGCACGGAGCTGGGCTTTGGCGGCGCGGGAAAGACGGAATACAAGGACGGCGTATACGCGCACGGCAGGTATCCGTTTGTCTTGTACAAGTACAGGAGCGTATGGCGCAAGCCGTTCGGCACGGGGCTTGTACACGATTACTACGGCACGCAGAACATGATCGACAGATGTCTCAAGTACATCGACGACAACTCCCGCGAATCGAGCGTACAGCGGCACTTCATCCGGCGCGGAAGTGGCGTCAATCCGGAAGACGTCGCAGACATGCGCCGCACCATCATCGAGTGGGAGGGCAACGACATCCGCGAGGCGATTCAGACGGTGCAGGCAGCGCCGCTGAACGGGCAGGTCTATCAGGCGATGAATTACCTCGTGGATTCGATGAAGCAGGACTGCGGACAGAACCAGTTTAGCCGCGGAGAGGGCGGACTTGGCGTCACGGCTGCGGCTGCCATTCAAGCCCTTCAGGAGGCGGGCGGCAAAACGACCCGCTGGCACACGGAGCAATTTAAGAACGCTTTCCGCGAGATGGTCGAGCAGATGCTTTGGGTATTGAGCGACTATCTGGACGCGGAGCGCAAATTCAGAATCGTCGGCGGATGGGATTCGAGCGGGAACATGAAGGACAAGCTCGTGCAGCTCATCGCGCCGATGCGCAACAACGGCAGACTGCCCAAGCCCGCGTACACGGTGCGCGTGCAGGTGCAGAAGAACAACCCCTTGCAGGTACAGGCGGACAACGAGTTCCTCTTGCAGGTTGCGCAAATCTGCGGACAGGCGGGTCAGGCACTTCCGCCCGAATCGGTCATTCGCCTGATGGAGGGATATCGGACAAAGTCGAGCGTGCTGCGCATGGTCGAAGAGAACAGCGCACAGCAGGCACTCATTGCTCAGATGCAGCAGCAGATTGAGCAGCTGACCAACCAGAACACGGGCATGCAGGCGGTCATCGGCGAGTACAAGAATATGCTCGCGACGCCCGCCCAGCTTGAAGCCAAGCAGCAGGAGGCGGACTATAACCCGATGCTGCAAACCGAGGACGCCGGCAACGGCTGACAACGCGAAAAGGCGCGATAAGGAGAAAAACGCATGGATGAGCTTGAAAACACGGTCGATATGACGCAGGAGCTTGCGGACGACGCGCAGGCGGGACAGGAGGTCACCCTCAGCGACCTTATGGACAATCTGACGGGCGGGGCGCAGGCGGAAACGGAAGAAACGGCTGAACAGACGGGTGACAGCGACCCTGAGACGCAAGCGCAGCCCCAGACGGAGGACAAGGACAAATTTGGACGGCGCATCGCGTCGGCACTGGCAAACCAGAAGCGGGGATTTCAGAAGGACATCGACTTCTCGGCGCGGGTGCATGGCGCGGCGGGCGACATGACGGACGATGAGATCACGGAGGCACTCAGGGACTATCAGGCGCGCAGGATAGCCGAGAGCGACACCGACATCAGTCCGAAAGCCGCACGCAGAATCGTCGAAGCGCAGGAGAGAGCCAACCAGAGCCGAGCAGATAATCCGCAGATGGGACAGGCGGAGGCAGAGGTGCAGAGCCTCTACGCCGACGGCTGGACAGAGGATGAGCTGCTGGCACTGACGACTGACGCGGAGGTCAAGAGACAGTTTGCGTCGGGCGTGAGCCTGCGAAAAGCAGCCAAGATGTATTTGCAGCGGCAGCAGACAGTGCAGCCGCAGGCACCCAAGCGGGGCGTGCCGACGGCAAAAACAGCCGGATCGGGCGCACCGCCGGACGATAACGCCATTGCCAACATGACAGACGCGGAGTTTGATGCGTTCCAAAAGCGCGTCGAACGCGCCGCCATGGAGGGTAAGCGCGTGAGATTTTAAGGAGTAAGAGATATGGCATATACCAATACCAATACCAACATGACCAACAGCACCGGCTTGACGCCGGGCATGCAGACCTATTACAACCGCACTTTGCTCAAGGTTTTTGAACCGAATCTCGTTCATTTGCAGAACGCGGACGTATACCCGATGCCGCTGAACAACGGCTTGATTCAGAATTTCCGCAAGCTCATCCCGCTTGAGGGCAGCACGACCCCTCTGAGCGAGGGAAACCCGGGCGACAGCGTCATGTACAGCGAGATTGCCGTCACCGTGCAGCTCAATCAGTACGGTCAGTACGCCCGCACCACGGACAAGCTGGACATGAGCCACATGGACTTGACGCTCGACCGCAAGGTCAAGATGATGGGCGACGCGGGTGCGCGAAGCATCGACACGCTGGTGCGCGACGAGCTGGCGACCTGCACCAACGTCATTTACGCAAACGGCAAGACCAGCCGAGCAACGCTGACGCCTGCGGACAAGCTCACCAACAAGGAGATCAGGCGTGCGGTCAAGATGCTCAAAAAGAACCTTGCCAAGCCGTTCAACGGCTACTACATCGCCATTATCGGTCCGGATACGGTGTATGACCTGCAGGATGACGACGCCTTCATCAAGGTCAGCCAGTATCAGGACAAGGAGAACATCTACACGGGCGAGGTCGGCAGACTGTTCGGCGTGCGCTTCATCGAGACCACGCAGGCAAAGATTTTTGAAAAGGCTGGCGCATCGAGCGCGGACGTGGCAAGCATCATCGTACTCGGTCAGTACGCCTACGGCATCACGAGCTGGAAGGGCGCGAAGCCGCGCGTCATCGTCAAGCCTGTGGGCAGCGCGGGCACGAACGACCCGCTCGACCAGATCAGCACGGTCGGCTGGAAGATGGACGGATTCGGCGTGAAGCTGCTTCAGCCGGAATTCGCGGTGCGCATCGAGACGGGCTTTACGGCTTAACTCTTGGGGGGCGGGGCGTTCGCCCTGACCCCTTTTCTTTGATTTTGAAAGGAGAACTATCATGGCAATCAATACGACTTCGAGCGTCGCAAAAGCGAGTACGGTGCTGCTCGGAAAGTGTGAAAAAACCAAAGAGAACATGAAGCAGCTGATGCGCGACGCGGGCTGCGAGACCTACAAGAGCGTCAAAACGATGATTCCGCTCATTCCCGGAAGCGGAGATGACGTCGTGTATGTGGGAATGAACGGCGTGAGCTTTTACTTCCTGCGCGGCAAGACGGTCGATGTACCCGAGCCGCTGCTTGAAATCATGACAAACTGTGGCGTGATTTAAGGGAGGTGCAGCCCATGACGCTCAGCCAGATCATCGCGCAAGCCTTGCGGCAGCTGGGGGAAGACCCGCAGGACGTAAGCGAGTACGAGGAAGCATTTAAGGTATACGCGAACATGGGCTATGACATCGCGGTTCGCGAATACCTCAAGCCCAGAAGGGAAATGTGTCTGGACATCAACGGGGACGGACGCGCGCCGGTTGTCGGGGTCATCGTAAACAGGGTCATCCGAATGACGGACGAGGACGGGCGGGACGTCGCCTTTGATTTGACAGGGGACGGAAGAAGCCTTACCGTATGGCGGGACGACCTGAAGGGAAAGACGCTGCGGGCGTTATGCGAGGTCAGCTTCCCGCCGATGGAGGACGGGGAGGACGAGCCGCTGCTTCCGGCATACGCGCACGCGGCACTGTCGGACTACATCTGTTACCGCCATCTATCCAGCGGCAACCTTGCCAAGCAGAGCCGCGCGCAGTTTTACCAGAACAGCTTCTATCAGGAGATGAACCGCATCCGTCCGCAGGGCATGGGAAGCGTGACGCGGATGCGCAACCTGTATGAAGCGACGGACGTGAGGTATCGCAGATGAGCATCAGCGACAGCGATTACGAAGGGAAATTCACCATCCCCACGCCCAAGGGCATCTATCAGGCGGCGGGCGACACGAACATCAACGCGGACTACGCATACAGAGCGCAGAACATCCGGACGGAGCGCGGGCTTCTGGCGTCGGCATACGGCACGAGCCGCGCCTTTCCGTCGCTGGGGGCGCAAATCAAGACGCTGACGCGGTTTTACAGGCGGTCAAGACCGGACGACGCGGACGTATACGTCGCGGCGGCAGAGGGCGCGATTTACACCTACACGCTGGGAACAGAGGGCTGGGTCAAGCGGTCGGAGGGGTACAAGAGCGACGAATGGAGCAGCGTCACCTATGAAGCGGCGGACGGCGGGCAGACGGTGGACATCCTGATCCTTTCCAACGAAAAGGACGGGATGATTGCGGTATACGGCAACGACCTGCGGGTAGAGAAAAAGACGCTGACCATCGGCGACGCATACAGCGAGGTGAAGTTTGCCGTGCTGGGTCGGCACGCAGAGCGCATATGGGGCACGGGCGCGGCGGGCTATCCGGACAGCGTATTCTACTCACGACCCTACGACCCGTTCAACTGGACGGACGTGCCGGAAACGCCCGAGCTGGGCGGCGGCGTCATCAACCAGCCGACATGGGACGGGGACGCATTCATATCGCTTGAGCCGTTCGGCGGGTATCTGCTGGCGGTCAAGGAGCGGACAATCTTCGAGATACGCGGGACAGACCCGAGCAGCTTCACGATTACGGAGGCATACGGCACAGACGGTCCGGTGGAGGAGCGCACCATCTGCACGGACAGGACGAGCATGCTGTACCTGTCGCAGAGCGGCATCGGCTTATACGACGGAAGCACGCTGCGGCTGCTCAGTCGGGACGCGCTGTATGAAACGATGCGGATGCGGATGGACGGGATGGACGGCGCGGCGCGGGCGTGCATATGCGACCACGTCTACTATCTGGCGATGTGCGTCAGGGAAAGCGAAAACGAGACGCTGACGGAAAACAACACGGTCATCGAATACGACACGGAGCGCGGGACATTCATGCTCAGAAAGGGCATCCGCGTCAAGGACTTTTTCGCGATAAACGGCAGGGTCTACTACACGCAGGCGGAAAGCCCGTACGAGGTCTTGCTCTACAACGCGAGGGAGAACGAGGGAAGCTATCTGGATATGCCGATGGAGTGCATATGGGAAACGCCGTGGCTGGACTTGGGCAAGGCGTACATGAAGCGGGACTACCTGCTGCGCTTTACGGCGGACGCGGACGAAAACGACCTGCCGCTTGAAATCACGATAAAGACCGAGAAGCGGGAAAAGACGCGGACGGTGCTTTTGCAAAGGGACAGGCGGGACTATCGGGTCAAGATTCAGATTGCGGGCATTCGGATGAAGCTGAAGATTCGCAGTCACGCGAAGCCTGCCGGATGGCGAATCTACGGCGGGGTTCAGGTGGAATACAGTTTGGACGAGGTGTAAGGATGGCATTCAAGCAGCCGAGAGTGCCGCAGGAGAGCGGCAGACTGGCGGAATACGTCAGGAATCTGGGGATGTTTCTGCGCGACTTCTGCATGGCGAGCTGGAACGCGGACAGGCTGAAGGACGCGGAAATCGAGAAAATCAAGAAGCGGCTGGACGCGCTCGAAGGGAAGTGAAGACATGGCAAGAAGCAGCACGACGGAGACCTACCAAAGCTCCAATAGCACGAGCAGGGAACACAGCAAAACAGACAGCCGGCAGGACACGACCAGCCAAAGCACATCAAACAGCCGGCAGGACAGCACCAGTCAGAGCAGCTCGACCTCGCAGAGCACGAGTAAGAACGTTCTTGACAAGGAGCTGATGAACCAGATCCTTTCCGGACTGATGGGCACGATGACGGATGAGCAGATTACGCAGTTCGCGGAGAACCTGCTCAGACCGCAGCTCAACGCCGGACTGGAGGAAGCACAGCAGAACTACGAAACGACAAAACTGAGCAAGGAGCAGGAGATTGAAAACCTCGCTGCCAACCTGACGCGGAGCATTGACGAGCAGAACGCGGCATACCGCAGGAGCGCGGCGAACGTGGAGACGGCGGCGTTGAACCGAGGCATGGGGCGAAGCAGCTACACCATGCAGACGCTCGCCAATCAGGGAGACGCGCTGGCAAAAGCCGTACAGCAGCTCACGGAGGACAGCGGACGAAGAAGCCAGCAGATTCAAAACCAGATTACGCAGGCGGCACAGCAGAACAGCCGGACGCAGGGACGGCTAAGCAGCGACTACGCCAGCCAGCTCGCGGCGAAGGTGCAGGAGCTGAAAGAGAACCAGCGCAGGGAATGGAACAGCAATTACCTGACTGCGATTTCCTCGGCGATGGGACAGCAGACGACGGGAAGCCAGCAGACGGCGGGCAGCCAGACGAGCATCGGAAGCCAGCAGACGACGGGAAGCCAGCAGACAGCGGGCACGAGCGAAACGACGGGCGAAAGCAGCACGGAGAGCAGCGGAACGAGCGTATCGACGACGACGAGCAAGGGAAGCGGAGGAAGCCCGGACAAAAAGCCGGACGCGACGACGACGGTGAACGTGCGTCAGGTGAACGGACGATACAGCCCGAACAACACGAGCAAGGTCAGGTAAAGGAGTAAGCAGATGACATGGCTTGACGACAAGCGCAAACGCGACGAGGAAGAGGCACAGCGTCAAAGAGCCGCACAGGAAGCGGCAAAGGAACAGAAGGCGCAGGAGCAGCGGCTCAAAGCCGAAGAAAGCGCGCACAGGGCGGCACAGGAGAGCCTGCGCCCTGCCAGCGAACAGAAAGTGAAGACAACGCCGCTTGTGGTCAACATGGACACGCAGACCAACCAGAGCGCGGCGAGAGTGGCAAGCCGAATCCCGGACGAGACGGAACGCGACGGCTTTCTAAGCGAATATATTGCCCATGTGAAGAAGCAGAGCAGCCCGAACTACCAGAAATACGCGCCGTCGATCGGCACGATGCGCGAGCTGACGGACGCGGTTGTGACGGGAGGCGTATACGCCGACACGCGGGCGAAATACGACAAGCAGCGGCTCAAGGAGATTGAGACGCAGAAGACCGGGAAAACAGCCATGGCGGAGCTAGCCGAAATGCCCCTGATGGGTTTTGACGGGCAGAGCATCAACGCCAATACGGCGGACGCGGCGACGGTGATTCGCGGCATCAACTCCATTGCGGACGACACGCTGCGCGCGCGGGCGGCAAAGGCGTTTAAGACGCTGACGCAGACCGAGGGCAGCCGATTCTATGGCGAAAACACGGACGGAGTGGGAACGTTCCTTGAGAGCGCAAACCTGACCCGTGACGAATACAGGGACGCGACGGAGGACTACGCGAGCCGATTCTACGGCGACGGAAAACACGACGAGGAAGACGCGGCATCCTACCTTGAAGCGCGGCAGGAGATAGAGGAAAGCGCATACTCCGACTATGCGAAAAGCCAACTGACGGCGGCACTTGACAAGGCATACACGGGAATCACGGGCGGGGAAGCACCTTCCTCCGGCGCGGACGACGCACCCGCCGAGGCGGCAGACGAGGAACGCACGACCGAGGAAGAACAGAAGAAAGAGAAGAAACCGGGATTTTGGAGCGGTCTGACCGGGAAAGTGCCTGAGCAGGACGAACAGGCGGAAGCGCAGGTGCAGAGCCAGAACGCTTCCCAAACATTGACGGCATCGACCGCGCCGGATTCCCCGACGGCGGGCAAGGGGAACGACGATAAGAGCGGCAAAGTGCCGGAGGTGCAAGGCCCCGTTCAGATCACCCCGGAGGAGCGGATCGTTGCGCAGGGCGGGATGAGCTTTGCGGAATGGATGGCGGCAACGCCTTCCGTCAGCTCCGAGAACGAAACGGGCGCGGGAATTCCCATGCACGAGGCGCAGACCGTCGGCGAGGCGGCGGACGCGCTGCTCAAGGGACGGTATGACCAGATCGAGGGCGCGGGCAAGGATGAGCTGGATCGTATGCTGGCAGAGAGCGGGTATGCACGGCGGATGATCGGCACGCTGACGGAAGCGGACAGCAAGCGCATCCTTCTCGGAAACGACATGGCTGACAGTGTGTCATACGGGAACATCGCGTCGCAGGGACAGACGATCAAGACGCTGTATGACGTGATGAGGAGCGATTCCTTCCCGGACGAGCTGCGGGGCGACGTGATGGCGCAGATGGTCGTATGGGCTGCGCAGGCTGAGGCGATGGAGCAAACGGGGACGCTGGGCGGCGACGCGGATCTGCCGCTGATGGAGCGTCTGCTCACCACGGACGAACACGCGATGGACGAGCTGGAAAGCATCTACGCGGCAAGAGACGAGCTGCTAGCCGACAAAGCTGACATGCGCAGGGCGCACGAGGAGGCGAGCGCGCAGGCACTCAGCGACGCACGCACGGCGGCACTCAAAGGAACGGCCAGCGAGGAACAGCTCGCGCTGGTGCGCCAGAACGCGCAGGTGGGGCAGGACGAGCTGAACGCGGACATGGGCTACGTCGGGCGGCTTGCGGCGGTGGATGACTATTTCAGACCGGGCGCGAGCAAAGGCGCGGTCAGTCCGTTTGATTCAAGCAGCGTGAAGCTGAACCTCGACGCGCAGGGCGTAATCGACACGGGCGACTATCAGGCACAGCTCAGGGTGCAGATGGACGCGCTGCTCGAAGAAGACACGCAGACGGCGCATGCGCTGGGACTGACGCTGGACGAATACTACGCCAAGACGGGCGGCGTGGACATGAACGCGCTTTGCGAGCGTGCTGCCAGCCGCATCAGCCAGCAGGGCGCGGCGATCACCGACGAGGAAATAGCGGCTCTGGACGTTTCCTTTGGTCAGGGCGTGGGCGCGGGCTACATGATCGGCTCGGGCATCCGCACGGGCGGCGAACAATGGTATCTGGATTTCAAGGACAGCCTGTACACGGGCTACTCTCAAGGCATGGTGTCTTTCAACGCGGCGCGCATCCAGAACAGATACCAGAACGAATACGGTGCTTATGGTCGGACGCAATATCGAAAGGACATCGAGAACGCGCTCGACAGCGGGGCACTCGACGAGAATTACGCCGAGGCGCTGAGAAAGGCACTGGTCAGCACGGCAGACGTATACCAGCTTGGCATTGACCCGATGGATTTTGACGGGGTTTTCCTCAAAAACAGCGCGGAAATCCGCCGGGACATCGCGACGATGGAAGACTACATGCGCATGAACGCGACGGAGGATGAATTCAAGTGGTTCGGGCGCGTGAAGGGCATGACCTACAACACGATTTCTGCCGGTGTGGCGGCGGGAACGACGATGCTGACGGGAAGCAGTCTGATCGGCTTTAACACGGGGTACAGCGTCGTCGGGTTCAAGAACAACTTTGACGAGTATCTGCAAAAGGGGTACAGCGTTGATTCCGCCCGATATCTGGGCGCGGTGAACACGGCACTTGACTGCGCGGTGAACATCGGCACGTTCGAGGGCGTATTGGGCAGGATGACGGGCATGAGCGCGCTGACGGAAGCTGCGAGAAGCCAGATCATCCGTAACCCGGCGGGCGCAAGCCGAGGGCTGGCGGCGATCGGGGCGTTTGGCAAGGCATTTGCCCAAAACGAATTTGACGAAGTGGTTCACGACGAATTTTTTGAAGGATTGTCGGCAAACTGGACGGACAACGCGCTGGGCGAAATCTTCCGCAAGGTGGACGCGGGCGAGGACATCACGTTTACGGACGGTCTGAATATGTCGCTGAACCTGCTGAATCCCAAGAATCTTGACGTGATGGGCGCGGCGGAGGGCGTTGTCAGCGGCGCGGTAGAGAACGCCATCGGCGCAGTGGTGTTCTCCCTGTCCGGCGCGGTGGGAAGCGGCGTGGGTACGCTGCGCGGCGTGAAGGCGGCGCAAGACCTGATGAACGGCAAGCGGACGGACGTAGAAAACGTCATCTTGGACGTGACAAAGACGCTGGGCGACGAGCAGGCCTGCGCGCTGCTCAATGACTACGCTCGACAGCAAAAGGAAAGCAAGGCTGTTGCTGAGGAAATCATCAGCGGGCGGGACGAGCGCGGAAGCGCGGCGAACGCGGCAAAAGCCAAGCAGCAGGCGGACGAGGCGCGCACACAGGCGGAAGCGGCGCAGACGGCGGCGGACAACAGCCGGGCGCAGTTCGCAGAAGCGGGCGACGCGGTGATGCGCGGCGACCTGACGCGGCAGAAGGAAATGACCGAAGCGCGCGTGCGCATGGGCGAAAACCAGAAAACCGCGAACGAGCAGGGCGCAGTCGCCGCGCGCAGAACGGACGAAATGCAGCAGGCGGCGGCGGAGCGGCTGGCAGAGGCGAGACAGGCGGGCAGGAATACCGTCATCGCGGAGGACGCGGCGGCGCGGGAAGCCATGCTTGACGACCGGGAAATGCGGATGCAGGTCATTGATGACGAGATCGCACAGCTCGACGCGCAGGAGCAGGCAGCGGAGGAAGAATTCCTCGCGGCGGTGCAGAGCTATACGGAAGCGGAATCCATGGGAATGGACGCGGAAACGCTTAGCCAGCTCGACGCACGGATGACCGAGATCAGCGAGCGGATGATGGTGCTTTCCGACCGCCGGGAAGCACTGAAAAACCCGAAAGCCTACGAGGCGCGCCGAAAGGCGGAAGCGCAGCTCGACGCGCGGGAGCAGGCGGCTGAGGAAGAATATCAAAGGCAGATCGAGAGGGAGCAAATACAGAGCGAGATGGACGAGATCGCCCCGGTGGTGAGGGACATCCGCAACAAGCGCATCTGGCTGAGCGAACAGCAGATCGCCGAGGTACTGTACACGACGGGACTGCGGACAATCACACAGGTGAACCGCCAATACGGCACACAGTTCCGCGTCAACCGCAAGAGCGCGGACGTTGACCTTGACAGCGGCTTTTTCCGCGAGTTGGCGGCGCAAATCCCCGGACGGATGGACGAGGAGAGCGCGCACCCGGAGACGGAAATTCTGAATCTGCTGGACAGGAACGGCGGGCTGAGAGGCGAGCTGGGCGGGATGGAAGCCAGTATTGGCGCAGTTGGCGCGGAAGACTATCTGAAAGCGGACGTTTCGCGCGGCAACCTTGACCCGGTGACGCAGAAGCTCGCCAGCAACCTGAAACAGAAGACAGGGCTTGAGCTGATCGTCATGCCGCTGGCAGACAAGGTTCGCGGATTCTACGACCGAGAAAACGGGCGGCTGATTCTTTCAAACCGAATCGGCGCGGGCGAGCAGATGCGACAAGTGGTCATGCACGAGCTGACGCACTACATCGAGAGTACGAAGAACTATGCAGCCTACGAAAAGGCGGCACTGGAAGCCGCCTATCGCGGCGATACAAAGGCGATGGACAGAGACGCGGCGGAAATCCGCAAGACCTATGAGGATGCGGGTCTCCCCTGCGACGTGAACAAGGAACTGACCGCTGCGGCGACGGAAAAGCTGATGGTTTCCCTTGGCGCATGGGGCAGGACGGGCAGCGAGACGCTTGTGTATGACTTGCTTGGCGCGAAGCAGTCCTTCCCGATTCGCGTCTACAACAAGCTGACGCAGTTTTTAGCCCGACGCAAAGCCCAAAGAGCAGGCGGCGCGGCGGCAGACCACTATGCGGCACTGGTCAGGGCGCGGGATGCGCTCAGGCAGGCCATTCTTGAAGCCGGGACATGGGAAAAGGGCATGGGCGGAGAGGATGCGACCATCGAGCTATTCGGAAAGACCGCGCCCGTAGAGCGGGAGGTCACGCGAGGACAACAGACGGAGATGGAATACGCCGTCGCCCCGCGACAATTCGGCAACCAGACGGCGCAGGAACTCGACACGCTGACAGACCAGACAAAGGATTTCCTACGCGGAAGCCAGTACGAAACTGTGACCAACCGGGAGCAGGTGCAGCGGGCAAACGACGATATCAACGTGCGCGGCATTGACGCGGTGGTGAACGACCTGCTGGCGCGGGACAGATGGACGGCAGACGACCACGCGGCGGCGGCTGTGGCGTTCATCCGCGCGGAAAACGAGGGGCTGAATACAACGGCGTGGGCGATTGCCTCTGCCTATGACGAGCAGGGCACCCATGCCGGCCAGGCGTTGCAGGCAAGACAGGTCATTAAAAAGCTGACTGCTGCGGGCGCGCTGGTGGAGGCGACGAAGAAAGCCGACCACGCCAACGCGAAAAAGGGACTGGTGGAAGGCGATGTCCCCGTCGGCAATCAAGCACCGGTGAAGGGATGGCGCGACAGACAGCAGAGAGGCAGGGGAGACGACGAGCCGGAACAGAACCTCATTCCGACGAGCGAGTTTGACCCGAACGACCCGTTCAACAGAGGAAGGACTTCCGTTTTGCCGCAGGATGCCGTGACGGGCGCGAGAGGCGCGGCGGGCGACGCGGTGCAGGGCAGTTTCATTGAAAGAACGCTGCCGCCGGTACTCGAAAAGGTCTACACTGCGGCGGAGCTGATTCAGCGGCAGATCGACAAGCTGCCTTCCGACGTGAGCTATGACAACCCGTGGAACATGCCGCTTGAAGGCTGGAAGATGGAACTCATCGACCAATACAGACTGGGCGGAACAAAGCTGGTCGGCGACACATACAGCTACGCGACCGTGAAGGAACGCATGCTGGCGGCTATTTTGGCAACGGACAACAATGTGCGCGGCGACGGGCTTTTGACACTCTGCCAGCAGCTCGAAGCGATGAAACAGGGGCTTGCGGTGGTGACGGAAGCCGACCTGAACTACATCGCGGGGCAGATGAGTACATTCCTCTATGCCGAGGGCGCAGACCTTGAGGGATTGCCGGTGACGACAGAGGGCAAAACGGCGTTGCAGCGCGTCTATAACGCGCAGGCCAACATCGTACAGGACAGCATGATGGAAAAGGTCAACGCCTTTGGATATACCAACATGCTATCCGGCTCGAAGACGTGGAGCAAGAACATTTTCAGCAACGTTCTTATTCGTCCGCTTGAGCTGGCGAGCGAGAAGATCGGCGGCACAATTGAAGGGGCGTTTATCACCAAACGAACGGGCAACCGAACGACGGACGCGCCGAATCGTGCGGAGCGGGCGGCAGGACGGGATGCGTTTGTCGGAGAGATCGGACAGACGATGGCGGATTATTTCGTGACGCATGCGGACACCGGACACGGAAGCGGCTTTGACTTGAACCACAACAACCGCACCTTCAACAACAAATTCCTGCAAAACTACAAGAACATCGTGGATTTTGCCATGCAGGTTGGCGACCGCCCGTTCTGGGAGCAATGCTACGCGGAGGAGCTGGCTGTCATCAAGCGTCTTGGAACGAAGATCCCCGATACGCAGCGCGTAGACGGACGCGAGGTCAAAGTCCTGCGCGACATGACGTTTGAGGAAATGAAGACGGAAGCGGCGGTTCGCGCGACGGAGCGCGTTTTTCAGGAGGACAACAACATCGTCAGAGCCATCAACAAGGCGCGGCGAGAAAGCCCGATGATCGACCTCGCGATCACGAGCATGATGCCCTTCCTCAAAACGCCGACAAACGTCGCAAGCCGCATGATGCAGTACAGCCCCATCGGACTGGCGCGGGCAATCATCCAATACGGTCTATGGGACGGCAAGCGCAACGGCGGCGCGAACTTTGACCAGCGAAAGTTTGTGGTGAACCTCGGACGCGGTCTGACGGGTACCGGCATGGCAATCGTCGGCGCACTGCTGGCCAGCCTCGGCGCGATTCAGCCCGGACGCGAGGACGAGGAAGACAAAAAGCTGGGCGTAATCCGCAAGGCGCAGGGCAGGAGTTACAGCACATATTTCAAGCTGGGCGACTGGGAAATCCCGCTTGACTTTGCGCAACCGGCGAGTGGCCCCCTGTACATCGGCGCGAAGACCGCATGGGCACTTGAAGAGATGGGCGACGACGTGAACGTTCCGGCACTGATCGGAACGTTGCTCTACGGTTCGGCACTCGAAACGGGCAATCAGTTGTTTGACAACTCGTTCCTTTCCGGGTTCAGCGCGTTGTTCAGCGGCTACAACGACGTGGAAGGCATTATGAGCAACATCGCGGAGAACATTGCGGAGAATCAGGCGAGCCGCCTGACCCCTTCGGCGGTGCGTGCGCTGGCCAAAATGACAGACCCCTATGTGCGGGACGTGTACAGCCAAAATGCGGTGAAGCAATTCCTTAACCGTCAAATCATTCAGAACTGGCCGCTTCTGCGACAGACGCTGCCGGTCAAGACGGACATCACGGGCGACGCAACGCTGCAAAACGGCTATTACAACTGGGGACAGGAAAACCAAAACGCGGCACTGCATTTCCTCAATGCTTTTGTGACCCCGTGGACGACGCTGGGCGAAAAGAATGACGCGGCACTTGACGCGCTGATCGACCTGAGCTATCGGACAGGGGAAACGAGCTTCCTGCCGGGCGAGATGGTCAGCGGAAGCGAGTACGAGGTGAGCATCACCAAGACACTTGCCAAGGAACTCAGGGTCAACAAGGTTGGGTTTAACCAGTACGAGGGATTCAAGATTCGCCTGACGGACGAAGAAAAACGCTGGGCGAACAGCACCTACGCGGACACGCTGTTCAACGGAAACGGGCGGGACGTGATCGGTCTGCGCACGATGATGAACGGGAGCAGATGGGAACGAATGAGCGATGAAGAAAGGATGGAAGCGGTTCGGGACATGCAGAAAACGGCTAGAAAGCAGGTGCTGACCGAGCTGGTCAGGCGAAAGAAGGAGGAACGCGAATGATTCACGCGAGTTTTGACGACAAGAGCCACAAGAGCGCGGCGATTGCAGGCATTTACCAATACGACACGGGACAGCGGCTGAGAATGCACGGGCTGCCGTCGCCGCGGGAGCTGGCGGAGAGGGACGACTTTCTATCCGGCGACGCGGTGACGGTGCAGGCACAGTACGGGTTTGTCGGGGACAGCCAGACGGAAACGCGGATGGCGAGCTACGACGAGGGAAGCGGATGCTGGACGGCGGACATTCCGGACATATACCTGACCCGAAGCAGCACGGTGAAGGTATTCGTATACGTCGGCTACGGCGCGGCGGAGGGCGCGGGACGGTCGAAGACCTGCTACGAGGGGAGTTTCACGCCCGTCAGCCGCCCCGCGCCGGGGACGCAGGTCACGCCGGAGCAGACGAACGCATGGGACGCGCTGGTTGCGGAAGTGAACCTGACGCTGGCGAAGATGAACACGGCGGTATCGGGCGCGAACGCGGCGGCGGAAACCGCAGGCACGGCGGCGAAAGCAGCGGACAAGGCGGCGGGCGGCGCGGAGAGCGCGGCGAAAACCGCAGGCGACGCGGCGGGGAGCGCAAGCAGCGCGGCGGAAGCCGCGAATCAGGCGGCAGAAGCGGCGAACACAGCGGCGGCAGGCGCGAACACACAGGCGGAACACCTGCAAAACATGGTCGTACAGGCGGCGACGCGGGAATACGGCAGCGGAAGCACGGCGAGCCTGACGGACGACGGAGAGAAGAAAGTCCTTTCGCTGGGGCTTGAGCGGGGCATGCCGGGCAGGGACGGCGCAAAGGGAGACAAAGGCGAAAAGGGCGAAAAGGGCGACACGGGGACGGCGGGCGTGACCTTTCAGCTTGTCGGCACGGTGCTGACCATCACGACGGTGTGAGGGTAAAGGCATGGCAAAGAAAATTCCTGCATTCAGCTACACGGGCGCATACCGGACGCAGAGCGACGGGAGATATTGGTACATTCTGCTGCTGACAAGCGGCACGCTGACCTTTCAGTACGCCAAGAGCGGCGTGGACGTGGGCTGCGTGGGCGGCGGCGGGTCGAGCGCATGCCACCTGCAAACGGCGAACACGGCGGGCGGAAGCGGCGGAGGCGGCGGGTACATCGCAACCGGCACGGCGGCAATCGCGGCGGGACAGGGCTACGCGGTGAGCATCGGAAATGGCGGGGCTGTTCCGGCGGTATGGCTGGCGGGCAGCAACGGCGGGGCGACGTCTGCCTTCGGCATTACCGCACAGGGCGGCAAGGGCGCGGGCGCGCTGGGCTGGAAGGACAGCGGCACGCCGGGCGCGGGCACCGGCGCGGGCGGCACGGGCGGCAGAGACACGCACATCGCGGGCACGCAGGGCGAAAACGGTCAAGACCTCTTCGGACTGGGGCGATACGGCGCGGGAGGCGGCGGAGGAGGCGGCGGCTGGGCGACGGCGGGCGGAAGCGGAGGCGCAGACGGAGGCGGCGCGGGCGGCAAAGGCGGCGCGCCGGGCACGGACGGCGCAGACGGCACGGCGGGAGCGGCGAACACGGGCGGCGGCGCAGGCGGTCCGGGCGGCGGATATGTGGACGAGGACAGCCGCTACAACAGCAAGGGCGGTCAGGCGGCGGCAGGCGGAAGCGGGATCGTCATTCTGCGGGGAACGCAGGACGATTTGATTCCGGTGGTTTTTAACGGAACACAGCTCAGTGAGCTGTACTTTAACGGCGTAAAGGTGACGAGCCTCATTTACAACGGGGCAAGGCTGTTTATACGGGAGGTGAAACGATGTTTTGCGCATCAAGCGGTCAAATTGTGCTGACGGCGGGGGACACGGGCGTGATCGGGTTCGAGGCGGCGGAGGACGGCTACATCCCGACGGAGAACGACCGCGCAATCTTTACCGTTCGGGACAAGGTCGGCGGACACAGGCTGATTGAAAAGACGGTTCAGCCGGACGCGCAGGGCGTGACGCGCGTTCCCTTCATGGCGGAGGACACGGCAAAGCTCAAGCCGCGCGGCTATGTCTGGGACATCCGCTTCGCGCTGGAGGCGAAAGAAGACGGGAGCGGGAACGTGACGGAGTACAGGGAAATGATTACGCCGATGGAGCCGGGCGTTCTATGGGTGCTGCCGGCAATAGGAGAGAGCAGATGAGCGAAAAAATCAAATTGCAGATTCGGAATTTTCGCGGCGAGAAGGGCGAAAAGGGGGACAAGGGCGACGCATTCACCTATGCGGACTTTACGCCTGAACAGCTGGAAGGACTGACGCGCGGCATTGCGCAGGAAGCGGCGGGAAAAGCCGAGCAGGCTGCCATGGAAAGCGTCAGGCAGGCGACGGACGCGGCGGCACAGGCGGCGGTGAGCGCATCCGGCGCGGAGAGCGCAAAGACGGCTGCGGAAAAAGCCCAAAAAGCGGCAGAAAGCAGCGAGAGCGGCGCGGCGGGCTTTGCGGCGGCGGCGCAGGAGAGCAGAGAACAGGCGGAAAGAAGCGCGGCATATGCAGGAGAAGCAGGCATAGCGGCGGGAGAAGCGCAGAAGGCGGCAGAGAGCGCGAAAAGCGCGGCGGCGGTTTCCGCATCGCTGGCGCAGGAGAGCGCGGCGCAGGCGGCAGGGAGCGCAGAGAGCGCAGACAGCGCAAAGACGGCGGCAGCGCAGAGCGAGCAGAGAACGGCGGCATCGGAAGCGAACGTCGCGCAGGCGGAGGAGCGCATCAACAAGACGGTTTCCGGCGCGGTGGAAGCGGTCACGGCGCAGGAAACGAAATCCGTTCAGGCGGTCGCGGCGCAGGGGGAAGCGTCTGTCGCGGCGGTGACGGCAGAGGGCGAACGGGTGCTGGGGACGATTCCGGCGGACTACACGGCGGCGGTCGGAGACATCGACGCGCTCAAAAAAAGCAAAGCGGAAATTGACGACACCGCCATAGACGGCGATACATGGAGCAGCAAGCATATTGTGGACATGCTCTGCCCCAAGATCGAGAAAAGCGGAACAATTGTACAGCTGGACGGGATGCTCGGGGGATATCCGCTGGGCGTGACAGTATCGTGGACGCCGGCGCAGGAGGGGAGCGGCGACCCGTCGCCGGAGAACATTCGCCCGATAAAGGGACGGACGGAAGTTAAGGTCGAGCGGTGCGGGGAGAACCTGCTGAATATAAAACCATTTGATACACGCATACAAAAAGGCATTACATTTGAGTATGTTCCGGAGGGCGGCATTCATATACAAGGCACAGCATCTGCAAACGCTGATTCACCAACGTTTCCGGTCTGGCATCTGCCGCCCGGAAAATACTGCGGGCCGAATACGCCTACAGGAGTATCTGCGTCTATTGTGATACGGCGCAATGGGAGCAATATGTGGTTAAACACCAAAGGTATTTTTGAGATTTTGGCTGGGGACGTAATAGTATATTGGTACATGATTGTGGTTAACGGCGCAACGCTTGACACTACAATATATCCGTACATCGTTCCGGGCACCACTGCCCCCACAACTTACACGCCCCACATCGGCAGAACAGACACCCTGACCCTGCCTGAAACCGTCTATGGCGGCGAGGTGGACGCCGAAGGCAAAGGACAGGAGACGTGGGGCTGCATAGACAGTTACGCCGGTGAGACGCTGCCTGCTGAGTGGATATGCGACAGAGCGGCATACGCCGCAGGAACTACGCCGCCGAGCGGCGCGCAGGTCGCTTACAAGCTGGACAAAACCAAGCCCTTTACCGCCACGGGCGGCACAGTTATCCCTGCACTCTCCGGCACAAACACCGTCCTGACCGACGCGGACAGCGTGACGGTGACGGGCAGAGCCGACCCCATTCAGACGATAGCCAAACTGAGCGACCGCATTGCCGCACTGGAAGCAGCGGCGACGAACATCACCGAATAAACAGGAGGAAAGACATATGATTGAAAACGAAAAGGCGCACAGTGCGAAAGGATGTGAATGAGTTGATTATCGTTGTTGCGGTATGCGGCGTGCTGCTGACGATGGGAATCGGGCGGTTCATTCACGCGGGAGGGGCTTGGAATGATTAAGACGGCGGAAGCACTCCGCACGGCGCGGGGACTGCTTGGCACAAGCTATGATGAGCTGGACTGCATCAACCTCATCAAGAAGGTCATCCGCGTCAGCGCGGGCGGGGAGAAAAGCTACACGACGGCGGGCACGAACGCACTCTGGGAGAGCGACAAAAACAGCGCGAAATATCGCGATTTGACATGGAAGCAGGAGGGCATTTCCGGCGCGAAGGCGGGAATGCTGGCGTTCATGGGCGTGGGAACGGGCGACGTGAATCACGTCGGGCTGGTGACGGAGAAGGGGACGGTCGTCCACTCGAGCAAGAGCAGGGGCGGGACGGTCGAAACCGAGCTGACGGAGAAGAACGGCTGGAACGGGCTGGGAAAGCACAGGATGATTGAGGTGAATGGAATGGAAAAGGAATTCGGCAACGCGACGGTATCGGTCACGAGCGGCTATCTGAACATCCGCGAGGGCGCGGGCACGGCGGCGAAAATCATCGCCAGAGCCGAGAACGGAACGCGGGTGAACGTGATCCGCGAGGCGGGCGGCACGGGCTGGGTGTTTGGCAAGCTGGAAAACGGCGTGGCGGGGTACATGTCAGGGGCGTATCTGGTCAGGGATGATGCCCTCTCAGCCCCTTCGGGGCAGCTCTCCCAAGGGGAGAGCCAAGAGGAAGGCGAAGAAACGACTTCCCTGCGCAGGAGCGACGGCGTGTATGTTACGCTGGCGGGGAAATGGACGATTGCGGAAGATTGAAAGGAGGATGACCATGAATACCAACTGGTCGGGAATCTGGGATAAGGTACTCAAGATGGCGGCACTTGCGGGCGGAGCAATCGCGGGTGCAATGGGAGGTTGGGACACATTGCTGATCGTGCTGTGCTACATGATGGGCATTGACTACATTACGGGCTGGATCTGCGGGGCGATGGGCAAAAGCCCGAAGACGGACGGCGGGAAGCTGGACAGCAAGACGGGCTGGCACGGGCTGCTGAAAAAGGCGGTCATGCTGGTGGTGGTCTTTATGGCGGCACAGCTCGACCGCGTGATGCCGGAAGGGACGCAGATTTTCCGCGACGCGATGGCGATGTTTTACATTGCCAACGAGGGGTTGAGCATCACGGAGAATCTGGCAATCATCGGCGTGCCGTTCCCCGCGTTCATCAAAAAGGCACTTGAACAGATTAAGCAGCAAAACGACGCGGGGACGGGCGAACAGGAGAAATAAAAGTGTGCGGCAAGATCACGTTTGCTGATTATACAAAAGATGAACGTGATGAGCTGATACAGGCGTGCGGGCTGACGGACAGGCAAAGAGAGGTGTTTGTCACCCGAGCGCAGACGGACAACCTGATTGCAACGGCGCAACGGCTGCACATTTCGCCGGAAACGGTCAAGCGCGAATCACGCAAAGTGCAGGACAAAATTAACCGCGTCAGGGCAAGACAGAGGCGGCAGACGGACGGGCAATCGCTTGGAAGAAAAACGAGCGATTGAGCAAGACCCGGAGGGGAGACCTTCCGGGCTTTTTTTATACCCTGAATTGACCCGGATGTGACCCGCGATGACGCGCTCAAAATGGCAGAATGGAAGCAAGAGGTGACGACGATGTACAAGCCTTACAACCCCAATCCCGAACTGACCCGCGTCGGGGACTGCGCGATACGCGCAGTATGCCGGGCAACGGGGCAGAGTTGGGAAATGGCGTTCGTCGGGATCGCGGCGCAGGGTTTTGTATGGCACGACATGCCGTCATCGAATCGGGTCTGGGGCGCGTACCTCAGAGAGAACGGCTTTACCCGCCATAGTCTGCCGGACGATTGTCCGGACTGCTATACGCTTGCCGACTTCTGCCGAGATCATCCGACTGGATGCTATGTTGTGGCGATGAACGGGCATGTGGTCTGCGTGCAGGACGGAGATTGGTTTGACACGTGGGACAGCGGCGGAGAGATGCCCATTTACTACTGGAAAAAGGAGTGAATGCCATGCCTTTTTACAATGGCTACCCGGGCGGATACTACACGCCGCCGATGAACCCGCCGATGCCGGACCAGCTGGCACAGCTCAGGCAGGGCTATCCAATGCAACCAACAGTTGCATCCATGCAACAGCCGGTTGCATCACAGCCGCCGCAGACCGCGCCCATCATCTGGGTTCAGGGCGAAGAGGGCGCAAAAGCGTACATGGTCGCGGCAGGAAACAGCGTCCTGCTGATGGACAGCGAAAACAGCACGTTCTACCTCAAGAGCAGCGACCAGAGCGGAATGCCGCTGCCGCTGCGGATATTCGACTATTCAGAACGGACACAGACGGCAAAATCGCCCGTACAGGCGGCTCAGACGCCGAACGTGGAATACGTCACCCGCGCGGAATTTGACGCGCTGGCGGCAAAGTTGAACGCGCTCACGCAGGGAGGAAAAGAAGATGGGCAATCCGCTGTTTAACATGCTGGGCGGCAATATGCAGAATATGCACAATGCCCCGGGATTTGGTCAGATGATGCAGCAATTCAATCAGTTCAGAGCCAGCTTTCAGGGCGACCCAAAACAGGAAGTCCAAAAGCTCCTGCAATCCGGCAGAATGAGCCAGCAGCAGCTTGACCAGCTGCAAAGCATGGCAAGGCAGTTTCAACAACTCATGGGTTAAAATCGTGCGCACGATTTAACAAAAAGAAAGGAGATCACTATGATGGAAAACGGTATCCCGATGACCATGCCGGTCGAACCTTCCGGCAATAATCGCAATTCGTCCGGCTGGGGCGGAGACGGCGCGTGGTGGATCATCATCCTGTTCCTGTTCGTATTCTGCGGCTGGGGCGGCAATCGCGGCGGCAGCACCGGCGCGGGCGTCATGGACGGCTATGTGCTGACGAGCGACTTTGCCAACATCGAGCGCAAGCTTGACGTCGTAAACAACGGGCTTTGCGACGGCTTTTACGCGCAGGCTCAGCTTGTCAACGGCGTACAGCAGAGCATGAGCAACGGCTTCATGAGCGCAGAAATCAGCAGGGCGAACCAGCAGATGGCGTTCATGCAGCAGCTTAACGCGATGCAGGCACAGCAGGCGAATTGCTGCTGCGAGACGCGCGAAGCGATCCAGAGCGTCAACTACAATCTCGCACAGCAGGGATGCGAGACGCGCAACACCATCCAGACCACGACGCGCGACATCATCGACAACCAAAACGCGAACGCGCGCGCGGTTCTCGATGCGCTGACGGCACAGAGGATCGAAGCGAAGGACGCGAAGATCGCCGAGCAGAACCAGCAGCTCTTTGCAGCTCAGCTGGCGGCGTCTCAGGCGGCGCAGAACAATGTTCTCAAGGCGTATGTGGGTGAGCAGTTCGCCTACTACAACCCGCGCCCTGTTCCGTCCTTCCCGGTTCCGGCTCCATACCAGTTCGGTAACTGCGGCGGATGCAACTGCTAAGTAAAAAGTAAATAAAAGCAACTGTTCGGCAGAGCCGGACTGGTCGGGCAACCGATGATGCGACAAAGCGGCGGGGCTTTGCGCCCTGCCGCGTTTTTTAAGGAGATGAAATCATGGCTGAATATGGCAACAGCAACATCGTAACTGTGGCGGCGGGGCAGGTCGTGCCGCTTACGGACAGGATCGAGAGCGGAAAACCCTGTATCCAGCACCGGGACGGGGCGGGAACGATCACGCTGCGGGGACAGACGAACCAGTGTAAGGCGCGGTATCTGGTGATGTACAATGCGAACATCGCCATTCCGACTGGCGGAACGGTCGGCGCAATCTCCATGGCGATGACCATCGCGGGAGAATCGTTGAACAGCGCGACCGCCATCGTAACCCCGGCGGCGACGGACAACTACTTTAATGTCAGCGGCGCGACTTACATCGACGTGCCGCGTGGATGCTGCGTCAACGTTGCGCTGGAGAACACCAGCACGCAGGCGGTCAGCGTGGCGAACACCAACGTCATCGTGACGCGCGAGGCGTGAGAAAGGGGCATAATATGGAAATGAGAACGCTGAATCAGCTTTGCGAAATGTGCTGCGATGAGATCGGCGAGATCGTCGAAAAAGGGAATCTGACCTCGACGACGCTTGACCAGGCATACAAGCTCGTTGATATCATCAAGGACGTCAAGAAAATCAAGATGCTTGAGCAGGGCGAACGTTACAGCCGTGCCTACGACGGCAACGATTACGGCGGCTACGACCGCGGATACAGCTACGGCGCATATGACGGTACGGAGAGCAGCCGGGAAATCAGCCGACGCGGAGAACCCTATTACAGCAGGGGCGGCGGCAAAGAGCAGATGATGGAGCAGATCGACAACATGATGCGCGGCGCGAACGAAAGACAGAAAGACGTTCTGCGCCGGATGCGCGAAGAGCTGAAGAACACGTGATGCGCTCGTCATAATCCGCGGCATAATCGGTGTAAAAATGTGCTTACACGGTGTTAAATTCCGCTTACATCGTGTAAGCAGAATTTAACATTTTTTCCTTGTAAAATAAGGAAAAATTAAAGGAATCTAGCTATTGCTAGATTCCTTGTTTGGTGCCGGTGGCGGGGGTCGAACCCGCACTGAAACGCCATAAAAGCTCTTATTTTATTAGACTTTTTATTTCGCCGCGTCATAATTCGCGGCATAATTATTTGTATTGGCAGGATTTGCCGCCGAGCAGCGCGGCGTTGTGAGACGCAATCGCGTCGGCTACGGCATCGCGCTTCTTGTTCATGGTGTGCTGGTAGACACGATTAAGCATGTCGAGCGTCGCGTGTCCCATGCGCTCCTGAGCGTACTTGGGCGGGACGTTGAGGGCTGCCATGACGGACGCGGCGTAGTGGCGCAGGTCGTGAAAGCGACCGGGGAGATTGAGTTTATCACACAGGCGCATGTACGAATCTGTGATGCTGGCGGGCGTCATGCCGGTGATGGTCTGCGGCGGCTGATGACCGAAGTTGCGGACGGCAGAGACGACGAGCGCATCCAGTCCGCGCAGGACGCGGTTGCCGCTGCGGGACTTCGGGGCTTTGGTGACATAGTCGCCACACTCATCCATGGCGAGGGATTTGTTGATGGTGACCGTTCCCGCGTCGAAGTCGAAGTCATCCATCGTCAGGGCGGCAATTTCGCCACGGCGCAGACCCAGCGTCGCGGCAAGGACGACCGCGATGTAAAGGTTGGTGTTGTGTGCGCGGAGGTAGAACAGCGCACGTTGCACGTCCTCATCCTGCGGGATGGTCATCTCTTTGCGGTCGGGTTCGGGCAGGATCAGCCCCTGCATCGGCGGCTCGATTCCGGCGTGCTTCATAGAAGCGGAGAGGAAGCCGAGCTTATTGCGGACGGTTTTCGGCGTTGCGCCGGATCGCGTCCAGTCATTAACCACAGATTGCAGTTCGGCACGGGAGATTTTTGCGATGGGCTTTGATTCGAGAGATGCAAAGCCGTTGCGCCGCATGACGGCATAGCCGCGGATGGTGGACGGAGAGCGACCGGCGGAGCGGCAGGTATCGAGGTATTTATCCATCGCCTGAGCCAGCGTCACACGCCCCGCCAGATTCGCGGAAAGGGCGTTCTCGCGGTTTTCATCGAACTCGGCGATCATTCGCCGCACGTCAGCCTTTGTCGCGCCAGAGACGGAAATATAGCGATATCCGCCGGACGGGAGTTTTTCGCCCGTAGAGATGCGGGCGCGGTAACCGGTTTTTGTCTTTTCGATTTTAGGCATAATAAACCTTCCTTTCTATATTGCGAAAGGAAGGGAAATATGGTATCATATAGATGTTCCCTTCTTTTCGCGGTTGTCAAGTGGGGTGCCATCGTCCTGTCTGTGTTAGCGCGCGGACAGGGCTTTTTTTATTTAATAACACATATATTCATCTTGAATTGAGTTCATGATATCTGAAACAATTTTTTTGTCGTTCTTTGCAGCAGAATTAGACATATAATCAAAAGTGAAATCAATCACTTTATCCTTAAGAAAGAATACAAAAACTTGACTATAAGCAATTTTGCCATTCTTTCCGTTTTCCAATTCAATACAGCGAATATTATTGAATTTTGTAACCTTATATTTCAGAACAGGATTCAAGGGCTTTCCAGCATATGAACGATAGTATTCATCTGCCCAATCAGACGCATACTGATCAAAAAACAAATCACTTTCATCTTCAAGGCGCGATTTGAATCCAGAATCTGTAACGGTACAAAATATAATCAGACTTGAATCAATTTTGTCATATGCTATCATTTGAAACATAGACTGTTGCTCAGACAAAGAATTGAATGTGCTCATTCCAGCTTCAAAATTACTATCATATTCATAAATGAATGGTTCTGTGTCAGTCGCGTTGCTGGAAAGTGTAAAAAAGAAGGTAGGAATTTCGACTGTACAATTTGTTCCCGGAATCAAATAACGATGGGAAACAACGTAGGCAGAGGCAGAAGATACACTAAAGAGCAGACAAACGAATAAGACGAGAGCGAAAACGCGTTTCACAAACATCCATCCTCCTTTTTTGTCGAAAAATACGTTGAATATATAGATATCGAAACAAAAGTGTGAACCTTTGTCGAAAAAGTTATAGCCACATAAAAAGTGGACTATACTATAACAAAGGAGATGGCAGCTATGAGAGAGAGCCGTCCAAAGAACGTCACCTCACACAGAGCGCGGAGAACCGCGCCGACCACCACCCCAATAGAGTTTGAGCGGGAGAGAAAGGAAATCATCGCGATTGCAGAAATGCTGACCGACGGTGACAAAATCTACTACCTGCTCGGAACGGCGAGGGCACTGCTTAAATTAGAAGCAAAGCGTACCCCACCTGTCACTTGATTTCCCTCTTTAAATAGGAAATCATCTCGTCCAGCAACTCGTCCGGCATATTCGCAAGAATACGGATGAGCTGTTTTTTATTTTCGCTCGCTCCGTACATGATATTTGTCAAACGTGTCGCATCATCTTCAGCCTGTCTGATCTTCATTTCGCCTTCGCCAGTGCGCAACCAGTGTTCGTCAATTCGGAATTCTCTACATATAGAGAGGATGATTGCTTCGGTCGGCTGACGATCACCGGATTCAAACCTTGAGATGGTTGCGCCTGTTAAACCGAGACGTTTTCCAAATGCCTCTTGGCTTGTATCTCCACATGATTTCCGAATTTCTCTGATTCTCTGTTCCAATAACTCACCTTCTTTCCTTTGCGGTAGTACCATTCTATCACATTTTCTTACCAAACGCAAGAAAAATAGAAAAATCTCTTGACAGATTTGCGTTTGGAAAGTATACTATTACCAGACGCAAGAAAGGAGGCTTTACGGATGAGACAAAAGAGACGTCCACCATTCAACAGTACGCGCTACTACATCGAAGAAGTGGTTCGCTATCGCTCCGGCTATGAAGCTGGTGAGAGAAGTGTAGATAGCTATTTTCCACTCATGAGCGAAATGCAGCTTGCGATCCTTATCAGCGTTCGCACGATCCGCTTTACGCTCTGCCTGCTGCTTGGCTTCTTCCTCTATTTCGCGCTGGCGGCGATCTTGTTCTAAATGCAGGGCTTGCCGACCGGGGAAATCCAAAGCGAAGAACAGATCTGAAGCATTGTAATCCGGCAGATATGAAAAATTTGGGTCAGGCGGCACAATCTTCACAAAGCCCGCCTTTTTCAAAAATAGTAGTTCAGCATAAGCACTGGCATCGAGAGAGGCACTAATCCGGATACGCTGGGTTTCCAGAGCTGACAAGAGGTTCAACTGGTTCTGAGTTAAATTCATGATATCACCCCCTTCCTTATTTTCAGTATAACACAAAATCAGGCAGGGGAGAAAGGAATATAAACACAATGGGTTTGTTAATCATCTTGTTGGTAATGCGGGAGAACGGAATGTTTGTTCCTGCGTGGGCAATGTGGATTGCGTGGGCACTGCTGGTGATTCCGGTGTTGCGCGAGTTAATCAAATGGTTTGCGTTAGGGTTGCAGGACGCAGAAGGGAGGCGAAAATAATGAAGAAGAAAGACAAGGCGACCAAGCTGGAGCTGGCGGCGAATCTGGTCAAGGCGTTGCCGGAGAGTAGCGAGCAGACCGCGCTGGCAGTTGCCGCGGCAATGCTGGCGGGCTACAACATGGGCAAGATGGCGGCGCAGGGGGCGTAAAAAATGATAGAGCAACAGCTTGTTGGCGCGCGTATCAAGGAAGCCCGTGAAGAGCTTAGGCTGACGCAGGGCGAGTTTGCGAAGAAGCTGCACGTCAGCCGCTCGACCATCTGCCTGTACGAGAAAGGGTTGAGCACGCCGGATGCGTTGTTTATCCGCGATGTTGCTCAAATCACGAGCTTTACGGCAGATTATCTGCTGGGGCTGTCGGCTTTCAAATAAAAAAAACCGCCGCCCTGATGGGCGACGGAAGCGAAAAGGAAATAATATCTACTGACATTATAACGCGAAAGTGAGGAAAAGTCAATGAAAGCTTACAAGGGATTCAACCGAGACATGACTTGCACGCCGGCGGGCGGCGCACCGTTTCAGTACAAGGAGGGCGAAACCTATGAAGAACCGGAAGCAGACCTCTGCGAGAAAGGTTTCCACGCTTGCCTTGACCCGCTGGACTGCCTGAACTACTACAACATTTGCGACAGCGTGTACCACGAGGTCGAGCTTGACGACGTGAGCGAACAGCGCGAAAAAAACGATACTAAGGTCTGCGGCAAGAAAATCAGGATCGGCGCGAAGTTGAGCATCAAAGATATCGTGAAAGCGTCAGTCGATTTTACGATGGATCGCGTCAAAAAAGAGGGCGGCACAAATTCGGGAGACAACGCCAAGCTCGCCAGCAGCGGATACTACGCCCAGCTCGCCAGCAGCGGAGACAACGCCCAGCTCGCCAGCAGCGGATACAACGCCCAGCTCGCCAGCAGCGGATACAACGCCCAGCTCGCCAGCAGCGGAGACAACGCCCAGCTCGCCAGCAGCGGATACAACGCCAAGCTCGCCAGCAGCG